TTGGCGAGCAGAGTTTGTAAATGAAATAAATTACAATACATTCGAAGTTAGAGTAGAAAATGTCAGGGCAAGAGAATCAGCAAATTTTATTATCAGACCGGTTGACATGGTTTCTTATGGTCCAACACTGGCAATAGAAACCATGGATGTGCATGATTTACAAACTGGTCAAACAGAAAGTTGGACCAATGATGACCCAGCACCCCAGGGTCCTATTGCGTTTGCCATTAGTGCTTTGTTTTATGATGATAAACAACTTCAAAAGAAATTGAACAACATTATTGACACACATAACACTAAAGGTCAAGACATGATGCCAGGCCTGAACCAACGTCGCAGCATAGGCCAAGAAGTGGATGCCGACGCCTATATCGATTCAGGCGAAAAGACTCAGGCCGCAATGACAAAAATGAAACAAGGCATGGCTGAAGGCCTAAACGAATTTGCAATGAGTGACAATGACGGCAACGATGGCTTCAGTGATGACACACTTCGACAGCTGGCAGCACAGTGGTACAACGGTGATGAAGATCCTAAAGTGGAACAAACACTGGCAGCAGCAGGCTGGGAAATTGGCCAAGACGAAGGCTATGATGATACACCGGGTGTGTTTGTGGTACAAGCCGGAGACATCAACGGCCGCAGCTATATCAGCTGGCCTGCTCACGAACTGGAAGGGTTGGAGGAAGATTTAAGCCGTAGAGGGTTCTTGCGAGGCCTAGGCGCTGCCGCGGTTGGCCTTGGCGCCGCTGGTTCTGCTCAAGCCCGATCATCTGATGCTTCACGAAAAGAAGATGCTGAGGCCCTGGCATTACTGGCCAGAGGTATGACTCCTGAACAAGTTGCTAAAAAATTAGGAGTTCCTGGACCAAATCACGGGCAGACACATCAGATGAGTGGTCAGTGGGGGTCGATCAATCGGGCAGCAGCACAGCTTCAACGACAACGAGCAGCTGAAATAAAAGAAAGTCAAGCAGGTGATGCCTTGTTGGCCAGAATAAAGAGTCTGGCCCTGCTGCGATAACAAATTGAAATGCTTGATCTTTTTCAGCTCAATCCCTGGACAAAACAAGCGATAATTCCCATCGACGAGAGTACTGTTTGGCTAAAAGACCATTTTGGCGGGTTTGATTCTGACTATAAAAATTGGTTGTTAGACACATTTGATCCAGGCACTACTATCTTGTCTGAATACTTGTTACCCGAAAATGTTAAATCTAAGTATGATTTTTTGAACATATTGTTTCATGCCAATTTAATGATCCACAACAATCATTTTCAGAAATTTGTACTTTATGCAGCCAACCATACGTTAGATCACAAATTGCAACTGGATCGAACTAACTTTTTAAGTTCGTTCAACATGAATTATTATCTGGAAAGACAACAACTGGTAGCTTGGCTGCACGAATTAGGATGGTTTGATGATAATTTTTGTTCAAAATACTTTGCAATTGATCAAGACACTGTTGATGTAAAATCACTATATTTAAAATACATTGGTCATGATTATGATTGCTTGTCAAAAACTATAGCAAGAAATCATTTTTATTGCAAAATTGTTCAATTTGACAACCATGAAACGCCGCTGGATCAGTGGCGGCTGCCAACAGGGGTGGATCACCTTAACAATTTAATAACACTCTCAAGAAAAAATAAAAAATCATTTGTTAATTTAGTGTCCGAAACTCATCCAGCCCACTATGTTCCGTTTCCTACTGAAAAATTTTTGTATCCAGTTGTGCACAAAACGTTATGGGTAGCCCATGCTCAACCAGGATATCATAAATTTCTTAATGATTTTATGGGGTTTCGTATGTATCAGTGCTTTGATTATGAATTTGATCGAGAATTGGATTCAATTGATCGAATAGGCAAAATCACACAGATGTTGAAAAAATTTTCAACCATGACGCAAGATGAGTGGCACAGTGTCTACAAACAAGAAAAAGACACCATTGAGTTTAATTTTGAACACGTGGCCAGTGGAAATTTTATAAAACATCTACAGCAGTTTGATCAAGCATCCACAAAATATCCAACTTTGCCTACACCGTATAAATAAAACAAAGAAAGATGTGTAGTGGCACACCTTTTGGTAGACAACTAATTTAACCAGTTCCGTAGGAAACACAGACAGGCTGTGTTAAAATAACCTTGTAGGCAACATTTAAGTAAATCTTAAATTTTTAAAATCATATTAACGCACAAGAAAGGCAACACAATATGGCATCATTAGCAGACATTCGCGCACGTTTGGCAGCAGCCGAAAACAAAGGTTCCAACAACTCCCAAGGCGGAGGAGACCGATCAATTTACCCACACTGGAACATGGAAGAAGGACAAAGTGCCTCGCTTCGATTTCTAGCTGATGGCAACTCCAAAAACACATTCTTCTGGATCGAACGGCAAATGATCCGACTGCCATTCAATGGCGTCAAGGGCGAAATGGACTCTAAACAAGTCATGGTCCAAGTGCCCTGCGTGGAAATGTGGAACGATACTTGTCCAATCTTGGCCGAAGTTCGTGGCTGGTTCAAAGACAAGAGCCTGGAAGACATGGGTCGCAAGTACTGGAAGAAACGCAGTTACATTTTCCAAGGCTTTGTGCGTGAAAACCCCATTGCCGACGACAAAACTCCGGACAATCCTATTCGCAAGTTTATCATTGGGCCTCAGTTGTTTACCTTGATCAAGGCTGCCTTGATGGATCCAGAACTGGAAGAATTACCAACTGATACCTTGCGTGGACTAGACTTCCGTATTGCCAAGACTTCCAAAGGTGGTTATGCTGACTACAACACCAGCAAGTGGGCTCGCAAGGAATCGTCCTTGACTGAAACTGAACAGGCTGCTGTGGAAGCATATGGTTTGTTTGACTTGAGCACATTCTTGCCCAAGCGTCCCGGCGATGTGGAACTGCGTGTGATCAAGGAAATGTTTGAAGCGTCAGTGGATGGACAGCCTTATGATACCGAGCGCTGGGGTCAGTACTTCCGTCCTGCTGGTGTCAACGCACCTGCTGGCGGTTCACTCACAGTAGATGGACACGGCGATGTGCATGACACACCTGCCAAGCCAGCAGCACGTCCAGCACCTGCAGCAAACTTTGACGAAGATGTTGAGGTAGCAGAAAAATCTTTTGCTACTGAGCCCGTTGCTGCTCCAAAATCAACGCAGAAGGCCGAAGACATCTTGGCCATGATTCGCAGCCGCCAGGCCAAGTAATCATGTTTAGTGAGATAGATAAATCTATCTTTCCTGATAGCTGCGAGATACTAGAAATAGTGCCCTCGCAGCTATTTGTCTATCCAATTTTTAAAAATGGTAGCTCGTCGCTGAGTAAATCAGCTGCTGCTGCCGGCTGGAAAACGCTGAACCAGCATGATATATCCAATATTCAAACACCAATCACAGTTTTTTTACGTGATCCTCGAGAACGATTTATCAGTGGAGTAAATACATTTCTACAACTTTGTCAAAGAGAGCATGGTGAACTAGACCCCAAGACAATTTTATTTTTTGTAGGGAAATATCTGTTTCTAAACAGACATTATGCTCCTCAATTTTTTTGGTTAATCAATCTGGCTAGACACAGTCAGGCACCTTTAAAATTTCAACATGTTGATGATATAAAAAATCTAACTGCTGTTTATCACCGCACTGACATTGTACCTCCTACTTCAGAGTTTTTGAAGGGTATTGAAAATTTTCCCTGGGAAAAATTAGAATTGTATTTTTTGTTAGATCAACTGTTGATTGACCGTATAGGGCAAGAGATAAAATTTGTAGAATTAATCAATACTATCAAAAAAACTCACAGTGATCTATACCAACTGATAGTTGATCACACACACCAGATTTCAAATGCACTGCCCAAGACTTGATCACTTTGTGCGACTGAATTATGATGGCACAGTAGGGCGCTGCGGTCATATGGTTAATGCACCGCAATTTGAAAATTTAGATCAACTAGACAACAGCAATTGGCTAAAAGAAGTTAAACAACAATTTGAAAAAAATCAATGGCCCAAAGAATGTGTTCGTTGCAACCAAACTGAAAATTTAGGGCAAGGCAGCATACGACTTAACACAATAAATTTTGATCAATTGCAAACACACCCGGACTATCTTATTGTGGGAGGAGTGCTAGATAATGTGTGTAACAGTGCATGTTTGACCTGCAATGAAAATCTAAGTACAAAAATTGGTAGCTTAAAAAACAAATATTATCCTATCGTAGACAACTCTGTGCGTTTTTGGAACTTTCCCCAGGAACGCATTGTGCATTTAGACATCAATGGAGGAGAACCTAGTGCTAGCAAAAATTACAAAAAACTCTTGGCCAACCTACCCAAGAATGTCAAATCAGTACGAGTAAATACCAATGGTTCTTTGATCATTGATGAACTGCAAGATCTAGCAGCAACAGGCATAAAGGTCACTGTGACAGTGAGTCTGGATGGCATCGGATCAGTGCACGATTGGGTACGTTGGCCAATCAAATGGGATAAATTTTACAACAACTTGATGAAATATCAGTCAATGCCAGGCATAGACCTAAATACCTGGACCACAGTGAGTGCATTGAATATTGGTGATTTTCAAAATATTCAGAATTTTATCAACCAACATAATTTGCAACATTCTTATGCATTGTTAGATACACCCAGGGTGTTGAATGTCAGATACAAAAATTCTCTGACTCAATCATATGACGCAGTATTTCCCGGACATGTTGCAATTGACAAAAACAATCAACATGAACTAGACCAATTTTTACACAAACAACAGCAACTAAGATCGTGAAAATAGCAATAACTGGACACACTGCAGGAATTGGACAATCTTTGGCTGCTCAGTATGCTGCTCGGGGGCATGAGATTGTTGGACTCAGTCAGCGACATGGTCATAATATCCGAGTCACACAAAAAATAGCAAATCTGATAGAACCTTGCGATGTGTTTATCAACAATGCTCAAGCAGGTTACGCACAAACTGAACTGTTGTTTGAAATGGTCAAGAGATGGCAAGGCACAAAAAAACATATTGTTGTGATCAGTACCATGATGACTCAAACTCCAGTGAGTGAAGCAGTTGGTCTAGAAATGGACCAATATCGTGTGCAAAAAATAGCACTAGAAGAAGCAGTCAAACAAATCAGACATCGACAACTTGGAGTAACTATTACAATAGTGAGACCGGGAAATATTGCCACCAGTGTTGAAAAAACTGTTCCTCCAGCAGCAGATGTTGACCGTTGGGCACAAGTATTAATCAATATATTTGAGTTGGCTTCTCCTGACTTGGCAATCAAAGATATAAGTCTGGGCCCAATATGACACCAAAAGACATACTAACCAACCAGAGTTTTTGTCCCATACCATGGACCGGCCTGATGTACAATTTCAATGGCAAGGTAAAAAATTGTATTCGCAGCACAAACAGCATGCCCATTGGAAACATCTGTGACCAGTCAATTGAGGACATTGTTGTTGGTCAGTCCAACACATCAAGACAACAAAATATTATTGACCAACAATTGGTGCCCAGTTGCCAACCTTGTTACGAACTTGAGAGAGGCAAAACAAATTTCGATATTATTAGCGATCGAATATTTTATATTCGCGAACTCAAAACAGTGCCATTGGCCACTTATCAGGCAGGAAATTTTGATTTACAAACAATTGATGTTAGATGGAGCAATCTATGTAATTTTTCTTGTGTGTACTGCAGCCCCGAATTCAGCAGCAAGTGGGCTGCAGAATTAAAGATCACAACACCTACTCCCAGTCCAGAGCAGTTGGAAAACTTTCGAGAATACATTTACAAAAACGCACACAAACTCAAGCATGTGTATCTGGCTGGCGGCGAACCATTGTTGATGAAAGAAAATTTAGAACTGTTACAAAAATTAAATCCTGAAGTAAAACTGCGTGTAAACACCAACCTGAGTAAAGTTGATTCAAAAATATTTGACGCAATTTGCAAGTTTAAACATGTGCATTGGACAGTGAGTATAGAATCAATCCAGCAAGAATTTGAGTACATCAGACACGGTGGTGTTTGGAAAGATTTCTTAGAAAACTTAACAATAATACGACAGCTTGATCACAAAATATCATTCAACATGTTGCATTTTTTGTTAAATTATAAAAGTGTTTTTCAGTGTGTTGATTATTTGAGCAATATTGGATTTCACAACAATAGTTTCATAATTGGTGCTTTGGCCAATCCTGAGTATCTAAATATTAGACATCTGCCTGATCATGTGTTATACTCAGTGACTGATGAACTAGAACAAAGGATTTCGCGACAACCAGGATATCTGCTCGAAGACAGTTATCGTAATCTTTTGCACTATATTCAACAACCATTTGAGAAGAATTTAAGAGACTCTTTTGAAAAGCTAACAGCGTTAGATCAACGAAGAAACTTAGATAGCAGTTTGATTTTTAAAGATTTATACAATTTAAGATAAGGAAACACCATGGGCAAACCATTTGACATTTCAAAATTCCGCAAGGACATCACAAAAAGCATCCAGGGCCTCAGCATTGGATTCAACGATCCCACAGACTGGATCAGTACCGGCAACTATGCACTGAACTATCTAATCTCAGGAGACTTTGACAAAGGTATTCCACTGGGCAAAGTAACAGTGTTTGCTGGTGAATCGGGAGCCGGCAAGAGCTATATCTGCAGTGGCAACATTGTAAAGAACGCACAAGATCAGGGTATCTTTGTTATTCTCATTGACACAGAAAACGCACTTGACGAATCTTGGTTACACGCACTTGGTGTTGACACCGGTCCAGACAAGTTGCTCAAGCTCAACATGAGCATGATTGATGACGTTGCCAAGGCAATCTCCACATTCATGACAGACTACAAAGCACTGCCGGAAGAAGAACGCATGAAAGTGCTATGGGTCATTGACTCATTGGGCATGTTGCTGACTCCCACAGACGTCAACCAGTTTGAAGCAGGCGACATGAAAGGTGACATGGGCCGCAAGCCCAAGGCACTAACCGCACTTGTTCGTAATTCTGTCAACATGTTTGGTAGTTACAATGTGGGCCTGGTTTGTACCAACCACACCTACGCCAGCCAAGACATGTTTGATCCCGATGACAAGATCTCCGGTGGTCAAGGTTTCATCTACGCCAGCAGTATTGTGGTTGCCATGAAGAAAATGAAACTCAAAGAAGATGAAGATGGCAACAAGATTACTGATGTCATGGGTATTCGCGCCGGATGCAAGGTAATGAAAACACGCTATGCCAAACCGTTCGAAGGCATGCAGGTCAAAATCCCTTACTCAACTGGCATGAGCCCACATTCAGGTCTGACTGACCTGATTGAGAAAAAAGGTCTGCTCAAGAAAGAAGGCAACAGCCTGGTGTTTACCACCAGCGATGGCGAAATCATCAAGAAGTTCCGCAAAGGGTGGGAACGCAACGACGACGGTTGCTTGGATGTGGTTATGAAAGATTTTGGCAATCAAAAGGGTGAGGTAACTACTACAGATGAGGAGACAGCAGAATGAGTACAGATGTAGCAGCAGAAATTTGGGGAGAACTTCGTCGTTACGTAAACGTGGTGGACCGTGACGAAGCAGCTGAAACTGTGGTTGCAGTGTTGATCGACAATGACTATGACGCAGATCAAATTCGTAACATTTTCAAGGGCGATACTGAAATCAAACGTGCCTTGGCTGCGTATGTCAACCGTGACGTAGAAGAAACCCCCGAAGACGATTATGAAGAAGAGTCAGACCTCGACGAAGATGAACGCTGGGAAAACTAATGTCCGATCGTTATTTTCCGATCAAGACTCAGACCGCATGTCAATTAAAATGGACCTGGAGTACCCTGTTTCTCAACAAGGGTACTACCAGTTCGTGCCATCGAGTCAAAAAGGAACAAATAACAGCTGAAACATTTGATTCTTTTCACAACACTCCAAAAAAGTTAGCAGACCGAACACTAATGCTCAACGGAGAATGGCCAACGGAAGGATGTGATTATTGCAGCAGCATCGAACAAGCTGGCGGCTCAAGCGATCGTATGATGCATCTCAAGATTCCAAATCTTGTTCCGCCTGAACTTGATCAGAATCCTGAAGAAATCACAGTGACTCCTCGAATTGTAGAAGTATATTTTGATAATGTCTGCAACATGAGTTGTTTGTACTGCGACGAAATGTTCAGTAGTACAATATATCAAGAAAATCAAAAATTTGGGCCTTTTGAAAAACACGGAATACTGATCAAAAATCAAACAAAAGAGCCCGAACGTCTCAATGATCTAACTCAGGCGTTCTGGAGATGGTTTGATGCAAATTATACCGCAGTGTTTAGACTACATGTTCTTGGCGGCGAACCTTTTTATCAACCGCAGTTTGATACCATGTTAGATTTTTTTGAATCTCATCCAAGCCCCCATCTTGAGCTAAATGTAATAAGCAATTTAAAAATTTCTAAGTCTAAACTTGTTACCTATGTTGAAAAAATAAAAAAATTAGTAGCAGAAAGAAAAATTAAAAGATTTGATTTGACCGCAAGTATTGATTGTTTTGGAAAAGAACAAGAATATGTGCGTTACGGAATGAATCTAGAACAGTGGAAAGAAAATTTTAATTACCTGGTCAATCAACGATGGATCACACTGAACATAAATCAGACTTTAACAGGGCTGACCATCAAAACTGTTCCTGAATTAATTGAGTATATTGGACAGATTAAAAAAAATCGAAAAATAGGCCATCATTTTTCAATAGTGGTTGGGCCTTACAAATTTTTACATCCAGGAATATTTGGCCCAGATTTTTTTGCTAAAGATTTTGATAGAATACTAGCAACAATGTCTGACGACACAGTGTGGGATCAACATGCTAAAAAATACATGACAGGTATAAAATTACAAGTTGAATCTTGCGAAAAAAATCAAGAAAAAATACAACAATTGGCCATGTATCTAGACGAGCTGGACAGACGTAGAAATCTCAATTGGCGTGTAACATTTCCCTGGCTAGAGAAAGAATTAGATCATGTGGTATAATCGTGTTGTTGCTGATCTGGGCCAGATCCCTGATTTCATTGCTCATTACGAGCAAGAACTGGACCTTGCCCGCCGCGACTGCCGCATTGGTGGCATAGTTGAGCACAGGATCAAAGAGCTACCGGGTATCACTGAGCAACGGTTCAACCAGCTGCAAGAAATTGAAGCTGTGTTGAACTATCTCAACATTCAACTGCGCAAGATTCGTCGACGACATTTTCAAAAGTATCTGGAAGGATATGCTCGTGCACTCACATCCAGAGACGCTGAAAAGTATGTGGACGGTGAAGATGAAGTGGTTGATTTTGAAACCATTATCAACGAAGTTGCCCTGTTACGCAACAAATGGCTGGGCATCATGAAAGGCCTGGATTCAAAGCAATGGATGGCTGGGCACATTGTGAGACTACGTGCTGCGGGTATGGAAGATATTTCAGTCTAGTGTTTGGTCACTGTAAATACCAGTATGAAAATTGTATTAGTAACTGGAGGTTTTGACCCTGTGCACTCAGGGCATATTGCCTATTTCAAAGCTGCAAAAACTCTAGGTCACATGTTGATTGTTGGCCTCAATAGTGATGAGTGGCTGGTTCGTAAAAAAGGTGCGGCCTTTATGCCCTGGAACGAACGACTTTGCATTGTCAACAATCTGTCAATGGTGGATGAAGTTTATACCTTTGATGATGATGACGGATCAGCAAAACATTTTATTCAACAAGCAAGAGCACACTATCCCGATGCTGAACTGATATTTGCCAACGGCGGCGATAGGACCCAAGATAACATTCCAGAAATGGATGTGGTGGATTCTAATTTGTCATTTGTGTTTGGCGTAGGCGGCGAAGATAAAAAAAATTCCAGCAGTTGGATCTTGCAAGAATGGAAGGCCCCCAAGACCGAACGTGCCTGGGGATATTATCGTGTGCTGCACGAAGTGGGTGCCAACACCAAGCTCAAAGAACTCACGGTCATGCCCCGGACCTGTTTGAGCATGCAACGCCATGATCAGAGACAGGAGTTCTGGTTTGTGGCCAAGGGCACTGCCACGGTATACACTCTGGAAGACTCCAGCACAGACCGTGATGTCAAGTGCTGTTTAGATGTGCATGAACACACCTTTATCCAATGTCGTGAATGGCATCAGCTGTGCAACGAAACTGATCAACCATTAAAACTGATTGAGATTCAGTATGGCGACAATTGTGTAGAAGAGGATATAGAACGCCAATGAAAAATATTATACCTGTATTTGTGGGCTACGACCCTAGAGAAGCCATTGCGTATCACACTTGTGTAAACAGTATCATACGCAACAGTTCGCAACCTGTGGCCATTGTGCCAGTGGCTTTGAATCTGTTCCGAGACTACGCAGAAACACACACCGACGGGTCAAACCATTTTATCTACACACGCTTTCTTGTGCCACACCTGATGGAGTACACCGGCCATGCTATCTTTATAGATTGTGCGTGGAGACATTGCAGAACTCTGGAACTTGCGAGATGTGTACAAAGATGTACAAGTGGTCAAACACGACTACAAAACTTGTATGCCTGTAAAATACCTGGGAGCACGAAATGAAGACTATCCTCGAAAAAACTGGAGTAGTGTTATTTTATGGAATTGTAATAGCTTTCCTAACCGAGCTCTTACTCCCGAGTTTGTCCAACGCAGCACCGGCAGTGAACTCCACCGCTTCTCCTGGATAGAAGACGATCGCATTGGCGAATTGCCCAAAGAATGGAATTGGTTGCCCGATGAATACGGGCCAAATGCCGACGCCAAGTTACTGCACTACACACTTGGTACGCCATGCTTTCAGGAATTTGCTGACACGCCACAAGGCAATGAGTGGCATCGAGAACGCATACTCACTGAATATTGCTTACAACGGAATATAGAATGACCGACCAAGAATTACCGGATGATGACTGGATAGAACCACCAGAACCATTGCCACCACCACCACTGAGCATATTTGATCAAGCACCACCGGACGTGAAAGCACTGTTTGAAAACATGCTGAAATACCGTGTGGATCCTGCAGGATCAGTGTATGGGATTACCTTGCCGGTCCTGACACAACAACTGGCTGAATTGCCTGTGAGCAACATAGTGAGTATAGACAGTGAATACAGATACCAAAGAAAGGGTCACATGTACGATCCCATACTACAAAGTTTTGTGCAAGGTGCCGGCGGCCAAATCAGCAACTGGACCAAAGAAGAATTCAACACAACACCGGTTGTGTTACGCGGCATTACCAAGCGCAAACAAATGCAGTCCTGCAAAGATACTGGCAGAGACTTTTACTACATTGACACAGGATATTTTGGCAATGGCAAGAAAAAAACATTTCATCGCATAACCAAAAACGATGTACAATGGTTTGGTGACATTGTGAACAGGCCCGGAGACCGACTGGAAAAAACTGGTGTTCAAATTGCAAAAATGCGAAGAGGCACAAACATCCTGATTGCCCCTCCCAGTCAAAAACTCTTGAACAATTATGATATTGTTCTTGAAGAATGGTTGGCCAATGTACAAGCAGAAATCAAACAGTATTCTGACCGACCTATTGTGATTCGTACCAAACAAAGCCGCAGTACCAGAATCAATGATGACACCATGGAAATGGCCCTGAGTCAGGATGTACATTGTTTGGTCACGTTCAGCAGTATTGCAGCCGGAGAAGCTTTGTTGTTGGGTAAACCAGCAATTACACTGGGTCCAAATGCTGCTGGTCCGTTATGCAGTCACAGCATTAGTGAAATTGAAAATCCACATATCCCCACTCTAGATGAGGTCGATGCCTGGGCACGTCATTTGGCCTATTGTCAGTTTACTGAAATAGAAATGCGTGATGGCACAGCATGGCGTATCTTGAACAATGGTTGATGTGATTGTTTATGCATCCAGTGTGGCCAATGCACACAAGCACGAGCGCAAGGTAGCATGCCTTGAAAATTTTGCTCAAGGAGTACAAGCTCTTGGACACAGCGCAATTGTGGATTGGGACTTCAAGTATCAGCCTGCAAAGCTGGCAGTGATACTGGGTTGGGCCACAACAAACACAGGTGGTAAAAATATCACACTAAGAAAACAAGTCATTGCTGAACAACAAAAACGTGGGTTCCGTACCATGTGCATTGATGCCAGTTGCTTCAAGTACCTGGACAATACCGGTACATATCTTAGATACAGCTTGGGCGGTCCGTTTTATGATCGTGCTGAGTATGCCAACCGCAACAGCAGTTCTGACAAGTGGCAAGAAATACAGCAGCATCTGGACATCAAAATGAAACCATCTCGAATCCGCGACGGCTATGTTCTAATAGGCATGCAACGCGATGGTGGATTTAGTATGAAAACTCTAAGCCCAATGACCTGGCTGGTTGACAAAATTCAAGAGCTACGAAAACACACCACAAGAGAGATTGTGATACGGCCACATCCTGGCAAGTTTGACATGGCAGATTTTGCCAAGTTTCAAAGCAAAGAATATGTTAGACAGCATGTGCGGGTAATAAATCCACTTGAATCAACACTGCGACAAAATTTGCAATCGGCTTATGCAGCAGTATTTTTCAACAGCAGTGCCAGTGTTGCTGCTGTGCTAGAAGGTGTACCAGTCTGGGTAGATGATGCCAGTGCTGTTACCTGGGCAGTGGCACATCATGACACAAGCACCATTGAAGCACCTCAACAGTTTTCCACAGGTCAGTGGATACATGATCTGGCAGCAGCACACTGGAGTGACCAGGATGGCAAAACTGGTCTCATCTATCAAAAGTTCTTGCCCTATCTCAAATAAACTTTATTGTTCAATAAATTTTACAATTGGCTCCACAAGGTCAGTAACAATGCCCTTGGTTGTTACATCTAAATTATAAAACAATTCAAAGTTGTGTTGGATTTTTGCAAGGGTCACAGCATCATACGGTTGTTTGACATAATTTTCTATGTTGCAAGCAATGATATCTAGTTTCTTTTCTAAATCAGTTTCGGTATCGTAGGTCTCGTCAAAGAGATTATCAAAAGTTTCAAAGCCTTGAGATTTCAGATATGTCAGTATCCCTGCACCACCCACTACCATGAACGGCTGACATCCAGATATGGGCTTGTATATTTTTTCAGTCAAGAATACCGGAGTCTCTGCATTTAGTCGCTGCCCGTTGAACGATTCAATAACAACACTAAAGCAAGTGTCGTTATACCACATGGGGGTCTGATCCCATATGTCATAGCGTTTTTGTACTAGTGGTTCTCCGGGCAAAACAGTACCACGCCGCACGTAGCTCCAGTAAGCATCACCAAGGTAAGGGTCAAGCCGTTTCACAACTTGATCACGCCATTTTCTTTTGGCACCAATTGGCATGAGAAACTTTTTTGTATAATTTCTGTTGGGTGTGTGAGTGTGGTATCCTTTGGATATGTTAAGCAATGTCTTTGTATATCTTATGAAGTTGGGAACAGATATCAAATTATCCGGGGGATTTTGTACGTAACTACCGTACAGAACACAATGTCCAGGCCATTTAATGTTGTAGACTTCCCCCCATTCACCAAAGAACCCTTCTATACATAAATCAACAATCACACGATAGTTTTCAAAACGTCGAGCCAGGCCAGCATCATACACAGACCCCATGATCAAAAACACTGTGCTGGGATCATAATATTTGTCAGTCCGGTATGGCTCAAAGTCAAAATATTGTGAGACAATGGGCAAGAAATAAGGCAAGCTACTAAAAGACCACTGCTGCCTGTCAGTTAACACAACCAGTTTATGTTTTTTCATGATTGCAGCTTATGCAAACAAACAACAAAAGCACCCAGGAGAATCATATACGGTGGACATGTTGAGACGGAAACAACTGCTGTACCCCAGTTTCTCAAATAACTTTATCCAGTCCTGGTCAGTTTTGCAGTTGATATGAGTGGGATCTCGACGTGACACTTCTAGATGGAACTGCCCTGGTTGATCAACCACAGCACATGGTATTCTCACAAGTACTTTATCAAGTCGGAGTTGTTGGAACAATTCAAATATCTGTTGATCAGTCATGTGCTCAAGTACATCCAGGAAAACACCAAGATCAAATGCGCCTTGCGCTTGCTCTAGTATGTTACATCCGTTTTTACGTGCCTGTTCAACTGCCCATTCAGATATGTCATATCCTGACACATTCTTGAATCCGGCTTTTTCAAATCCCTTGATCAAGAATCCTAGACTGCACCCGTAATCCAAGATAGTGGAGTTGGAATTGATCACGCTGAATTTGTGAAACACTTGTTGTATCTCTTCAGCAGTTTTTACGTAACGTTCGCGCTTGGAGAGATAGTCAACGTAGTTGTTGCTACGATAATATGCTTCGTCGAACACCTGACTCATGGGAAGTTCCGATCTGGCATTTGTTGTGCAACAGTATGTAAAATTTTGTTATTGAACTTGTAGTAGCAGTACTTGCAACTGTCAGTCCAGTTTTGTCCACAGTTGTTTTTGACTTCGTATGGATAACCTTTTTCTTCATAGTTCTTGCTTAGTCGTTCCCAGGTGGGTATGATATTATCCACATCGCACAAGGAATAATCCAAGTCATAGTTTTGTTTGTTTAGCACATGGCTGGTACAGATATACACTTGGTATTTTCCAGTACCGTGCGGGTCTGGTGCAACATACGGACGTATCATGCCCACATAGCAGCCGTCTTCGAATGGTGAATCATCTTCACCAATGTCTTTGATAAAAATTTTATTTAAGGTATCAATCTCGTCAATCACTTGTTTGAATTGAGTTCTGATTTGTGCATTGTTGCCTTTGATCAAGCAGTTGCCGGCTATTCTAACAAATTTAAGTTCTGGATGCAATTCCAACACTCGAGCAATGCGACGAATTGTTTCAACATCAGTTGGCCGGTACGGTTTGCCAAGCCTGTTGCCGGTACCAGTGTCACCTTCGTAGATGATGTACGACAGGCCCATTTTCTCTGGAGGAAACCCTGCAAAGTCAAAATCTTCTGGTTCATAGCCTTCGTCCAGTTTGATCAAACTGACCCTGATCCAATTGATCTTGTCAAAGTTTTCTGGCTTCAGTCTTGACAGCTTTAATGTATTTGTTATGATACCAATGTCGTAGCCCAGTTCGTGTGCATACTCAACAATGCTGTTGATATCATCTTTGGTGTCTCGGTCGCGATAGATCAGTGGTTCACCACCACCGGTAATCTCCACACTCTTGGCACCCAGAGTTCGAAAATCACGCAACACCTGTTTGATTTTTTCAAATGGCATGTAGGACTTTAATGGACGTTCTGCCACACTACAAAACGGACAACCACTGGAGCAAACCTCACACGGCGATAGTTGAATTGTGATAGGTTTGAATTTCTTATCGTGTTGAATGCTGTGTAGCACGTCGGTATGTTGCAACAGTTTGTCACCCCAGGTGCTAAATTTTTGTGTCAGCGCAATGTGTTTATTTTTATCCTGCATGTTCTATTCCTTTTCCTGTGTGTGGGTTGGGTGATTGTTTTGAAGTTGACATTTGCCCGATAATCTTTCGGCTTTTCATGACAGGATGTAATCTTGCCACAGACGGTATGCATACTTTCACATCCAGTACTATTGTACCCACTTGATTGTCAGTGGCACGAAATCCGTGTTCGTACACATAATCAATTAGTTTTTTTGCACCTTGCGGTTTGATAATGTATGCATATACTCCGGTACTGTAGACACCTGCATGTTTTTTACTCTTTAAGGCGTCACTGTATCCGGTTAATTCTGGAATATCAATGATTGGATGAACAGTCACTGGTGCCGTCAAGTCTTTTTCTATCACAGCATCATAACCGCCATTGGTTTTCATATAAGGACTAACACAGTCCAGTTTACATATGTCATCAAATTGTTCAAAAATATCTTTGGGAATTTCTCGCATGAGCCAACCATCGTGCTCAAGCACAAGATATGGTTCGTTGTCTTTGACACAGGCCATCCATAGATAAAAGTGGCTTAGAAAGTTGCCATAATGTCCCAGGGTCATTTTGCTTAGTTTTTGTTTGCCCAGTTTGATTTTGAGTTTTTTTAAATGTTGTTCGTAGTCTCGACCCCAGATGGCTTCAAATATTTCTACATTGATTCCAACCTTGGCTGCTTGCTCTCTACATTCAGCCGACAACTGTTCGGACATTTCATGTCCCAGCATGGTAATAATAAATGATTTCATCGATAAATTGCCTCTACGTATTGATATTTGTCAGTCCAGGAGTTGGGAATGTCGTTCCAGGTAGTATTTAACTGATCGTCAAGCCATCCGGGATAGTGTGAACGATCTTTCCACCACCAGAACAAATCACTGCCAGACCAGTCTTTAAAATATCTACGGAAGAATTCTCTAGTTCTGGGCTCACGAAAGTATGCAGGATTGTACATGGTTTTCTTGCCTTTGGCAGGACGTTGAAAATTCAAGCCAACAAAACAAAACTTATCAGCATATGATTCCAGTTGTTTTGCAACCCAATCCAGATCATCGTCTGGAATACTGTTTAGAACCTGTGTGCAAATAACACCGTCAAACTTTGTGCCTGCAGACGGCGGCGTTTCTAATCCTGCCACACAAGGATCATAACGATACACACTAACGCCCAGGTAAGCATCAAACGTTTGCCAGTTGTGTTCTCCGGCATAGGGCAACGGATCAGTGTATTGTTGTCCTTTGCCACAGCCATAATCCAGTATGGTTCGCGCACCATAGTGATCCACTAGATCTTTGATACAATTTTGATATTTTACAACATCGTAACCGGCCCAGCTTTTGTTGTTTTCCTGAAACTCACGACCTAAACGAACTGATTCTGCATAGTACGCACTTGTCATAACAACTTTATCTCTACTGTGGCTCGTTTTTTACCCCCAGCGTTTGAAACCACATTCACAATCTCAAAACCGTCTACGCCAATGAAATTGGTTGATGTGCCCTTGCATCTAATGTCAAGGATGATTCTGGTATTCTCATGCAAATGCCGTTTCATAAGATCTATGTATGTGTTTACAGGATAGTGATGACCGCAGCTGAGCCATGATGTGATAACATCAAACTTTACATCTGCGGGTATGTTGACGTTGTTGGCATCCACTAGATGGTAGTTCTTTGTGCCTAGCTCTTGCAGTTTTGCATCTAGGAAATCAAATTTGTGATAAAACTTTAGTTCACTGGAATCTGTATTCCAGTTACCGTAACTGGCAGACTCTGGTTTGGTAGCGTTGACACCGGCATCGCCGTCAAGCAACCAAAGTTCTGTGCCATACTTTTCGTTAAACCAGCGGCTTTCCCATGCAAAGCCACACCCAATGTCCAACAATCTCCCAATGGGTTGATTTAGATAAGCATCCACTGTTTCAAAATTTGCCCGACGTTTATCAATATACACAGGTTTGCACCATTTAACAGCCCAGGCCGCGGAATCTTCAGCACTTTTTTCCTGTTCGTTACTCATGTTATTTCTCCAAATTCATTGTGGTTTACCATCCCATGATCCAGTCGTCACGCACTTGATCTAGTTTGACCATGCCCCAGTTTTTCAACAAGTCAACAGCCGCAAACTGGCCGTATTGTTTGCTGTAGGCATCATGTGGTTTTTGTTCTATTACCACAACAGGTCTGCAACGTCGAATGGTTTGTTCCGCACCTTGTAGTATGCGATACTCATAGCCTTCGCAGTCAATTTTGATATAGTTTATGTCATGCAAGTTCAGATTGTCAAGTCGAACCACTTGCACATCGCCTGCGCCCATGGTGTTGGGGTCAAGATGACTGTGACCTGAATTGTCTTCGGTAATGATCATGGTTCCCATTGTGTCCTGATCACCCAGCGCAATGGGACGAACTTCAAAATTTGCTCCTGTTACATTGTGTTCCAGACATTCTCTAAACACAGCAACAGGTTCAAAGGCTATCACACGGCCAAAACTTTTCACAAGATCACGACTCCATAAGCCCACATTGGCACCAATGTCTAGGGCCACATCTCGTTGAGTGCATAATTCAATGCTGCGTTGTCGCACAGCAATTTGATATTCAGCTGGTAGACCTTTGTCTACACTTTTTTTCAACATTCGTGGCAGATGTGTTTCGAAGTCGGGAAATTGCCATCCATAGTGTTCACGCATTTGATAACTCCTTGGTTTGTGCTAGTATTTTAGCGGCTGTGCCATTGGCCAATTCATCAATGTGAAATTGACCATACGCAAGATGACTGGCCCAGGCATATATTTCGTCAGTGGTGGGATACCACGGATCTTCAATTTGGCTCAGGTCCGTGTTGCTTACAGGTCGGGCAGCATTGCTGGGTGCCAACACAAACGTTGGTACACCAGTCAGTATGCTTTCTGTTGCGGCCACACTGTTGAACACAACCACTGCATGCACATCATCTTGAATGCGTTGTGCAAATGTGTTGTTGGCTCGGAATCTAGGATCAGGATTGCGATCTCTAATGTAAACTGGGCGATCAGTATATTTTTCAATCTCGGCCTTGGTATTGGCCAACCATTGAGCCAGTTCGATGTTGTAAAACACACATGGTTTAGCGTCAGGTGCAGCAATTATGATGGCAGCGCCGTGACGGCGCCGAGGCATGTCTATGCCAAAACGTTCCCATCTATCTCCAGGCCTCCGGACCACTGCGCCGTGTTGTAAATTGTTGTCCACTATTCTGTGCCAGTGTTTCCATCCACTGGGATTGGCTGCGCTGGGTTTGTTACCAAAGTAACCTGAATCAATGTATCTAAACTGTCGATCATCAGTCCAGCATTGTTTGATCAGTTTGTGTTTCATGATACCCCGTATTACCAAGGGATTGGAATCCTGTGTGTAGTCCCAGGTTTCCAGCACAGTGGGCCGAGCGCCTGATCCATGTGCAAACATGTTGACGTATTCGTCTGTTCCGCGTTTACTGAGATAGGTCCAGGTCATTGCCAATAATTTTCTTTTCGTTGCACCACAAGATCACTTCTTCTGCTGCGGCCTTGGTCTTTGCGAGCACCTTTGAGATGATCAATATAGGTGCCCCATTCGCAATTGATCAGTGGATGTCCTTCACCAGTGATCAACCCTTGGCTCCAGTTCAATTCATGCATGAGAAACTTTATCCTCACGGCATCAAATACAAAACTGTCGTGCCATTCTTTCAGAGTAAAAATTCCGTTCTCAGCGTCATCGTACATGCGTTGAAACTCTGTTAAAAATTCTTGAGCAACAGGAGAAGTCAAATGCATGCCGTACAATCCGCATTCGCTAAATTTGTTGGCCCGGCCAGCATAGCAAAGGTCCGCAGAATCAGGAAAAAACTGTTCAAGTTTTGATGTGTTGATGGTGTTGTGACACACCATGTCTGCATCCATCCAAATTAACCATTCAGTGCCGCAAGTACGAGCAGCATGAAACACAGCATATACCTTGTGTGCAAATCGCACAGCATTCCATTTGAATCCTTTGCCTGCATCCTTGCGTTTGCTGCGTACTGGGTCAGCACTCACATCGCCATTGGCCTTGGGCACGTGGCCCCAGACTCTTTTGAATTCAACCAGTTCAGGACTGGCCTGTGCCAAATTGACTATTTTTAAATTTGGAGCTTGCTGTGCGACCACAACGTCTTCGGCATACACCAGCAACTGCACGTTCTGAGGCCACGTGGACAAAAATGTATCTATCATGCGACTGCCGTATTGTTTATAACCACTGGCATTAAATGTGGTAACTACAGAGTATTTCATATCAGATACTTATGATCAAAAACATAGCCTATTTCCCTTTTCAGGTGGCACTCAATGGTCCACCTGTGTTAAATGCAGTACTGGATACCTTGCAGTCTGCTGGTATACAAACACAAGAAAATTCCTGGACCTCTGATGCTGCTGTGATTTGGAGTGTGCTGTGGAAAGGTCGCATGCAGGCCAATCAAACAGTTTATCAGCACTATCGTGAACAAAACAAACCTGTGATCATTATTGAAACAGGTGCTCTGTATCGTGGCAACACCTGGAAGATCTCAGTAAATCATGTGGATGCCACGGGCTACTACGGACATACTCAGAATCTTGATCTGGACCGTCCCAGACGTCTGGGCATGAGCCTGGCAGTAAATCTCAGTTCTAATCCTGTTGTGTTGATCACAGGTCAACACAATCGCAGCCACCAACTGGCTGGTATAACACAAGAAGCCTGGATGTCTGATGTTATTGACAAGATTAGATCTGTGACTGATCGCCCAATTCATGTGAGACCGCACCCACGCTGTGCACTTGACTGGAACCAACTGCCCCAGAACATACATCAGGATCAGCCCAAAAAACTGGCTGGCACCTATGACAGTTTCAACATACGTTTTGATTATCATGCTGTGGTCAATTACAATTCGGGTCCAGGCATACAAGCTGCCATAGCCGGAGTTAGACCAATTGTTCACAAAACCAGTCTAGCACACCCTGTGTCAATTGCAATACACAACATAGATCAACCTTATGATCTTGACCGACACCAGTGGTTGACAGAGATTTGCCACACTGAATACACTCTTGACGAAATAAAACAAGCACTATGGCTAAAAAGAATCCTGCCCGCATTGACGGCATAATTGACTGTGCATGTGTGATTCACAGTTCGGGTTATGACTGGACCTATGTGGATCGACTGTACAACATGCTGAACCGACACTTGTCGGGTGGCATCAGGTTTCATGTGTATACTGAAGCACATCGCCCAGTGCCGGACCACATGATCAAACACTCACTTACCGATTGGCCAGGTATTGCTGGTCCGCGTCGCAGTTGGTGGTACAAACTGCAACTATTCAATCCTGAACATCATGCCGGTAATTTGTTGTATCTAGATCTTGACATGGTACTGGTTCGCAACATTGACTGGGTGCGAGATCTTGATCCTGCTCAGTTTTGGGCCATACGGGATTTTAAATATCTACAACGTTCCCACTTGACCATGATCAACAGCAGCATGATGTGGTTCCGTGTGACTGAATACAGCCATGTGTGGCAGCAGTTTGTGGCCAGCAACATTGAACAAACCAGCAGACGTTTTCCTGGAGATCAGGACTACCTGGCACAGGTGATTGATCGACGTCAACAGAGATTTTTTGAAGATCGATATTTTGAAAGCTATCGCTGGCAATGTTTAGACGGCGGATTTGATTTTCAACAACGTCAATTTCGTGCTCCGGGCACAGGTGTTGCTGTGTCTGGGGACACCTCAGTTATAGTGTTTCACGGCCGCCCAAATCCACATGAATCACAAGACTCCTTAATTGTTGAACACTGGAAATAATGCTGCATTTTTGATAAATATCTTGTAGGAGGTCACAATGATCAATAGAACTTTTAAATTTTACGGCCAGGCATTTTCAGTATCAGGACCTGTGTCAATTGTTGCTAAATTCAACGGGCAGCAGGTATATTCGGGTACAGTGCCAACAACTGCCTCATCTGGACCCCAACAACCGGGCGATCAAAATATTGTAATGTTTGAGTATACTAGCACCACAGCCATAACCGGGAACATTCCATTTGAATTAACGGTCACAGGCGGCACAGTGTGTTTTGGGTGCGTGGGTGCTAATTATTCAGGAATAAAATTTAATTTGGACAGGTCAGACCCTGATAATCATGTGCTTGTTATCAACATTGCTCCTGAAGATTTTTGGACAGGTGTAAACCATGCTGCTGACGACCCTGATGAAAAAATTAATGTAAAGATTAACGGGGTTGAACAAATCCGTCAAATTGTAGACACTGAACAATCAGGTGGTTGGTGGTATCCAATATTTGACTCACAAACATTCACTTGTGATGTTGTGGTTGACCCTGACCTAATAATAGCCAGAATCCCTACTCTTGAAGAAGCCAATGGTATTAAAGATGCGTTAAGAGTATTGAATCCTGACGGTATACCTCAAAATCCTCAAGAAAGAACCAGTCCTCCCACAGCTGAAGAAAAAAACATTGTGAAATCAGCTTATAGCATATTAAGATCATAAAACTCCAAGGGCCTGATTTGCCCAAAATTCCTGTTCATGCTATAATACAGCTTGAGTCAACAAAACAGGAGAACAACATGGGTTATCGTGTGCTGGGCGAGCGTGATGCAAAATGGCAACCCCGTAAGGGCCTTGAAGGCCCTTTTTTCTATCCCAATGGCCAGGTGCTGTACTATGACCCACGTGAGGGTTCTTACTGGGATCCAACCACTGACTTTTATGTGCCTCACCAAGATGTGGCAGAATTACAACAGCAGTTCTTGGAGTTCCTTGCCCGCTGATTTGACCTAAATTGGCGTCTGTGTTACAATAAGACTTAGATTAACAAAACGGGAGTAGCAATGAGTGCAGTTCGAGTTCTTCGTGGTGAGTATCGTGGCAACAAAGTCGTGGACTCAGTTTTTACGCTGGTATCAGGATTTCAAACCGGTGCTCGTGGCAATTATGTCACTGTGCAAAACAACAATATTTTTCCTAAATGTCCCGATACGATTCGTATCCGTGTTGACAACATTTCTGATATTGAGTATACTAGTAGCATGACAGACACAACCAACAACGCTGCCAAGGCAGTGGCTGCACCAGCAGAAACAGAAGAACAGGCAATTGAACGCATTCGTGAGCGTTTTGACATCCTGCACGAAATGACCAAGGCAGCAGTCACAGGCGACATTCGTGCCATGATTGTGAGTGGCCCCCCAGGCGTGGGCAAGAGCTTTGGCGTGGAGCAAGAGATTGAAAAAGCCACTATGTTTGACAAGCTGGCAGGCAAGCGGCTTCGTGCAGAAGTTGTGAAAGGTGCTGCTACTCCTATTGGCCTGTATCAGACCTTGTACAAGTATTCTGACGAAAATTGTGTGGTTGTGTTTGATGACTGCGATTCAATCTTGCTGGACGATGTGAGCTTGAACTTGCTGAAGGGTGCATTAGATTCGGGCAAGAAGCGCAAGATTTCGTGGTTGAGTGAAAGCAGCAGCCTGCGCCGCGAAGGCATCCCAGACAGTTTTGAATTCAAAGGCAGTGCCATCTTTATCACAAACTTGAAGTTTGACAAAATGAAGAGCCAGAAACTACGAGACCACTTGGATGCACTGCAAAGTCGCTGCCACTACCTGGACCTGACACTGGACACAATGAATGACAAGATTCTGCGCATCAAGCAAATTGCCAAAGACGGTGTGTTGTTTGCAGACTATGACTTTGAACCCGAAGTTCAGGACGAGATCATTGACTTCATGAACACCAACCAGAATCGTCTGCGTGAAATGAGTCTGCGTATGGCAATTAAAATTGCAGACCTGCGCCGGATGAGCATGTTGAACTGGAAGCGCCTGGCAGAAACTACATGTATGAAGCCTGCTGCCTAACCAGGCCTGGCGCGATTTTGATAGTCAACTCTTAAGGAACTGTATGTACGAAATTTGGGATGGTGATTTGTTCTTGTACGCTGTGGATACCCTATACGAAGCCGACGAACAGGCCGAAGCTGGCTTCACAGTTCGAGCAGTTGGACCAAAATAACGTTGCGAATTATGCTCCCTAATCAGGCCACGTCCTGATTTTTATAGGCACCTTGGAGTGCCTATTTTTTTGACTTTTGCTCAAAAGATCTATATAATTAACTATTATGATAGATCAAATACAAGGAAAATTGGTTGATGTGATTTCTCCTAACACGTTGTACAAGTGGGCCAGCGTCTGGGGAAAAATTCAAAAAAATTATTACGTTACTGAAGTTTATCTAAGGCGAGAAAAACAAATTGAAGATTTTGTTTTTTTAAACGAATACAAAAACTTGTACATAGAAAAAGACACAGATATCTTGAAAAAGACACTATCTGTATCAAGTCCGAGCCAAGCTGACCTGGTAATTGTCACAGATCAAAAATTCAGCAGACTACCTTGTGTTGGTATAATTGACAGAATAAATCAATTGTTAAACCAATGCCCTAACTTGTTGATTTGTATTAATCGACACTATGTCAACATAGACAACACGTACCGGGACCAAACTTTAAGTTCACATTATCCATTGGCAGTCACTCAATGGATTAAAAAATCTTTACCAGATGCTGTGGTTGTTGACATGAGCCTTGACTATCTGGATGCAGGAAATTGGTTCACATGGGTCATACCTGACCGTATTTACTATATCACCCGCGTATGAAATTAGTTGAACAAATATACACTGACGAGCATCGAACAGAGTTTAAAACTAGATACATGAAGTATCGTGCCGGCAGGCTCAAACATCAATATTGGCTATGGAACAGAAAGCGCTCTAACAAAGTTGTTGACAAATATGATGCTAAAATTTTAAAAAATTGTCAAGAAGGAACCATTGGATTTTTTGCCAGTGCCGGGTACTATCTCAAAGACATTTGGCCTCATGTTGATTCGATTGAAATACACCCAGTGGTTAAAGAATTTTATCCTGATGTAATCTTGACAAGATCTCGTGATGAATTATCTCTGGTGGTGCCTAATAAATACGATAACTTTGCTGTGGTAAACAATCGAGGCGATCATTGGGTGAACATTGATGGACTTACACAACATCTGGCAGCATATACTAAAATTTTAAATCCAGGTGCCAGAGTATTCTACAGTTTTAGAGACACACAGATACAATACAATCGGCTGACGGTTGACAGCGTGGAGTATTTTACTTCCTGGGCCAATGGTCTTGATGACATAGGTCTAACCCTGGTGTGGGCCGATGTGGCATTTGAGAAAAAATTCAAGGATCAATTGGGAAATTTTGATGCTAGGGAAAACCCAGATGCTACCAATGGAAATATAAAATTTTGGTTTTGTTACAAAGGTCCAGCATGGCAAGTCCAGTAATTGTTTGTTTTGTTGGCGGCACAGCCGGCGACACAGTTACACAAATTTTAGACCCAAGCGATCTAACATCTGTTCGATGTCAACTTAAAAAACCACACTTGTTTGCCAATGACTCAGACAAAGATTTGTTTTTGTCAACAGTGCCATTTATCAGTGTACCTAGTCATGATTTTGAATATCATTACAAACGCAAACATAACATACTGGGTATAGTGTGTCGAAATTTTTCTGATGCTCAATGGGCCGCAACAAGATTTAAAAAACTACACCGACCCCATGTGTGGAAAGAAATGACTGCATTTTGCGGCGCAGACACACAAGACGCATATGCACAAGTGATAATGGACTTTGGTAAAATGGTTGCAAACTACACCAACAATGTAGTATACTTAGATGAGATCCTGGCAGGACATGCAGTTGTAAAGTTACAAACTTTAGGATACCAGGCCCTGGGCCAGGAAAAATACAACAAATGGTTAACGACCAATGAACAATAAAGCCAAAAAGATTTTGTTAAAATTATATACACCAATGCCTGTATGACCTTCTGTTATGCTCCCTGGACCAATGTAGAAATCTTGCCCAATGGTGATATATTACCATGTTGTAAATTTCAGCAGGCAAAACACAACATTGCCACACACAGCATTGATGAGTATCGTGCTAGTGATTTTCTTGCCGAAATAAAACAAGAATTTTCACAGGGCATATGGCCTACAGGATGCGAAAGATGTAAAATAGAAGAAAAAGCAAATGTAAAAAGCAAACGCATATTGGATTACGAACGATACCAAACAAACTACGATGAATATGAGCTTGACAGTGAAGAAATCTTGACACTGAGTCTGGCCATCGGAAATGTATGCAACTTAAAATGTATCATATGTGGGCCAATGGCATCCAGCAAATGGGCCAAAGAATACCAAGACATCTATGGAATTACTGTACAACCAAACAATCAAGTGCGCAGAGATCTTGTCAAAAGTATTACAAAATTAGCACCCAATCTAATACACATTGATATTCACGGCGGCGAGCCTTTTTTGAGTAATATTTCTCAACATCTAGAATTGTTAGATCATTATATTGAAAACGGTCAAGCAAAAAATATAGCTATACATTACACTACCAATGGCCAAATTTGGCCTGACAATAATTTTATTTCAAAATGGGCAGAGTTCAAACACATAGATTTACAAATTAGCATAGACGGAGTGGCCAGCAGATACGAGTATTTGAGGTATCCAGCCAGTTGGGATGTACTAAACACCAACGTAGTTAAATTTTTACAATTTGCAGAATCTAATTCTAACATTCAAATCAGTGTTGCACATACAGTGAGTGCTTTTAACATTTTTTATCTTGATGAATTTGTATCTTGGTGTTACAATGTAGGATTACCAATACCTTGGCTCGGAAAGCTTCACCGTCCTTCTCACTTGCGTCCTACTGTATGGCCGTCAGCAGTCAAGACAACAATTATTAACAAATTACAAACTAGTAAATTCGACATTGTTAAAAATTGGGCAATCATGTTAGACCACCACGATGATTCAACTAATTTTTTAACCTTTCAACAGTTTGTTAGCAAACACGACTCTTACAGATCTTTGGATTTTAAAAAAACATTTCCCGAATTGGCTTCCTACATATGAAACAAGCAACTATAGTAATCCGAGATGAAGTCAATATCAAGATAGAAGGACTTGATCTAGATTGCCGCAAGGCTCTGGTCACAGCCTTCAAGTACGAAAACCCAGCAGCACGTTACCTGCCCGCAGTACGCCTGGGGCGCTGGGACGGCAAGATTGCCTACTTTCAACTGGGTGGCAGTACTTATGTGAATCTCTTGCCTGAGATCATGCCTATACTTGATCGTTTTGACTACAGTCCGGTGCTGGATGATCAACGTGAGTACTCCACCACCTTTGACTTTGCAGCAGTGTCAGAGAATCATTACAATCATGTGCTGTGGCCCCAGGGGCATCCAGCAGCAGGCCAGCCCATGGTGTTGCGTGACTACCAAGTGGAAATCATCAACAAGTTCCTGACCAATCCGCAGTGCATACAAGAAGTGGCCACAGGCGCAGGCAAGACCATTATCACAGCAGCACTAAGTGATGCAGTCAGTGCATATGGTCGTAGCATTGTGATTGTGCCCAACAAGAGTCTAGTAACACAGACCGAACAAGACTACATCAACATGGGTCTGGATGTGGGCGTGTATTTTGGTGACAGAAAAGAATACAACTGTCAGCATACCATCTGCACCTGGCAGAGTCTCAACAACATGATGAAACTGACCAAGAGTGGCGAAGCAGAAATAACCATTCATGAATTCATCCAAGATGTGGTGTGCGTGATTGTGGACGAGGTTCACATGGCCAAAGCTGATGCACTCAAGACTCTGCTGACAGGTGCCATGAGTCAGATTCCGCTAAGATGGGGGCTGACAGGCACAGTGCCAAAAGAGCTGTTCGAAAGCCAGGCCTTGTTGGTCAGCCTGGGTCCAGTGGTCAGTCGACTCAGCGCCAGCACACTGCAAGACGCAGGTGTTCTAGCACAGTGCCATGTGAACATTGTACAACTGGTGGACCATGTGGAATACAAGGACTATCAAAGCGAGCTCAAGTACCTGCTGGAAGAGTCTGGAAGACTAGATACCATGGCAGAACTGATACGTAGAGTAAATGAAACCGGCAACACTTTGGTGCTGGTTGACCGCACAGAGTGTGGTAGACAACTGGTAGCACGCCTGGGAGACAAAGCAGTGTTTGTGTCTGGAGCAACAAAGGGCACAAAGAGGCAAGAAGAATATGACGAAGTGGCAGATGCCACGGGCAAGATCATTGTGGCCACGTACGGTGTGGCTGCTGTGGGCATCAACATACCACGCATCTTTAATCTTGTGCTGGTAGAGCCGGGCAAATCATTTGTTAGAGTTATTCAATCAATTGGACGTGGTATTCGAAAAGCCGAAGACAAGGATCATGTGGAAATCTGGGATATCACCAGCACCTGCAAGTTTGCCAAGCGACACCTGACCAAACGCAAGGCTTTTTACAAGGAAGCCAACTATCCATTCTCTGCAGAGAAACTGGAGTGGATGAAGATCAAATAATGGTTGACTTTGATCTTTGATTACTGTATTATTACTATATGAGAATTTTAACACTAGATAACTCCTATTATGATCTTGACCATTTGCCTGAAGAAGTAGATGACATGAGATTTGCTATCCTAGACAACAGTGATCCCAAAGATCCCGACTATCATTTTATTCCACTAATCTTTTTAGAAAGCTTTACTGCTCCTGCCCTGGTGCTGAGAATAGGTGATGCCACTATCAAAATGCCCATGGACTGGCAGATCTTGATTGGCGAACCAGACGTGGGAGACCTTGAAGTGCTGCCACTGACCAGCATCAACGATCGTGGATTCAGAGTGTTTCAATTCAACCCGCTCACAAGTTTTAGACCCAGCTTTCCTGATATTGAAATTGTGGATGTGTACCAAGAAGTCACCTGGTATGCACCCAAACTCAAGAATGGACAAATGCTGGCAGTGCCGCTGAATGACGATGCAGAACCTGACTGTGTGTACTTTGTGAAAGACGTCAGCCGCAACTGCGAGATTGTGGACTACAACAAAGCCTGGTGATATGGGTCAGCTCAAACCAGACACAACCTACATCTACGAACGTGTGGGTGACACAGTGTTCAGAAGAGAGTCGGGCGCTGTCGATCGTGAAGTAATGGGCTACGATTATCGTACCAGTAATGGCAAACCCTTGCATGAGACCATAAAAGAAGACCAGTTGTGGGGCAACATTAGACGTGCTGCCCAGACCAATCCTACTTTACAAGACGCCTTGGATCGTGCTATAATAATTTACAATCTGAGTAAAACAACATGAGTGATCGACTACACATTTCAAATGAGATGCGCCAACTGGACGTCAAGAACAGAAACTTTTATGATGAACTTGATTCGGATGAACGCAAGAAATTCTCCACGTTTTTGATGTTGCGATGGGGTTCGGCTGTGGAAGGTTCTCGAGAACTGCAAGAATACTATGTACAAAGCTGCAACCACTATCTCAACAAGAACTTTTTTGACATAGGACGTCATCCCAAGCTACAATGGTTGTGTGCCACAGCAGTAAGTCCTGGACTAGGTACACCGCGGCATTCCTGGATAGCCCCCCGGAAAAAAGAAGCAGGCCTCAGTGCCAAGCGCCGGGCTCTACAAGAAATCTTCCCGCACTACAAAGACGACGACATTGACGTCATGGCCGAAATAACCACACAAAAAGAAATTGATGCTTACAATCGTGAAGCCGGACGAGACAAAAAGTAAATTTGCATGTGAATACTGCAAGAAAGAGTTTGCAAGAGAAACTTCAATTGCAGTACACATGTGCGAGCCCAAGCGTAGACACACTAGTCGCAATGAGGCAGGTGTTCGCCTGGGTTTTCAAAGTTACATACGTTTTTATGAAACAGCAGCAGGTTCAGCTCGAACCAAAGACTTTGACACTTTTATAGAATCAGCCTACTACCGTGCTTTTGTAAAGTTTGGTCGCTACTGTGTGGATACCCGTGTGATAAATCCTCCGCAATTCATTGACTGGCTGCTCAAGCACAACAAAAAAATTGACTACTGGTGTAGCGATCGTGTGTACACTGAGTACTTGGTGGATCATCTAAAAATAGAAGCTGTGGATGATGCACTGGCACGAGCCATAGAGTTTGGAATAGACTGGGCAGAAAAAAATTCAGCACAACATTGTGATTGCTTGCGGTACGGCAATGCCAACGCCATGTGTTATGCTGTGACTTCAGGCAGAATTAGTCCCTGGGTAATCTACAATAGTGAATCAGGACAACGGTTTCTGAGCCAACTAGATACCACACAGGTCAGCATGATATGGCCCTACATTGACAGCGATGCCTGGCAAAAGAGATTTCAGGATAGACCTCAGGATCAAGCGTATGCACAAGAAATTTTAACCAAGGCAGGATGGTAACATGATTAAAACTATTACAAATGGGCCAGGAGTAATTGTCAGCAACAGCAGTTTCTCAGCACCCTACATTGACATGACTCGAACCAGTGCTGGCATGGTCCGATACAACAATAACAACTTTGAAGTTTATGACGGCAACACCTGGATAATAATGGCTAGTGGATCCATCCAAGTCAGTCTCGACGGTGTGACTCTGGAATCTTTACAATGGGTTCGCCGCAAAATGACAGAAGAAAAGCGCCTGGAAGAATTGGCAAAAACTCATCCAGGTGTGGCCGACGCCATTGATGCTGTGCGTCTAGCTGAACAGCAATTGAAAACTGTTGTGGCCTTGTGTACAGTATGAGTGCAGATATCGACATTGATTTCTCTAATCGAGATGATATACTGAAACTGATTCAGCACACGCCTGCACGGCAGATCACAGATGGACGACCTAGACGTCACAATTCAGGAGTGTATGTCACAGATATTCCTTACGATCCTGTAAATCACTGTGCAGCCATTGACTATGAGTCAGCAGAGGCTCGTGGTTATTTTAAAATTGACTTTTTGAACATGAGTGTGTATCAGTTGATTCGTGATCAAGCATGTTATGAGCAATTGTTGGCACAAGAACCTGACTGGGCAAGATTGTGCTCTGATTCTGCCTGGGCCGGTCAATTGGCACATGTGGGCAACTATACAGATCTGTTGCGACAAATGCGTCCAGACTCTATTGCAAGAATGGCAGCATTTATATCTGTTATTCGTCCGGGCAAAGCACACTTACAGGGTCAGCCCTGGGATCAAGTGTTCAAAACAGTCTGGGATGGGGACAACAGTCGAGGCTACGCCTTTAAAAAAGCGCATGCCATTAGCTACGCAGCTCTAGTGGCTTTACACATGAATTTACTCAGTCAAGACGCCGAACCAGTGTGATACTTCTGCGTTTGGTCTTTTTGCGAGCAATTTCAGACAGGCTGCAGGCAGGACCATGTAATATTTCCAGATCCTTGTTGACAAAAGTTCGCAATGTGCCACGGAATTTGTCCCAGTCCCTGCGTAAAAAGATGTTGATGGGGATGGATCGGTTGCTCTCCCACCACCAGGTGGATGCAGATTCCAAGAATTCTAGCTTGTCTTTTTGAGCTACTACAGCACCAAAATCGTAGATAGTGGTCACAGCATCATCTCTGTTTTGTACCACGCCTACATACTCTGTGTTGGCATAAACACAGAGTGTTATAAACGGATATTTCTCTGTTAGTTTTTGGAATATGTTATTGCCCATTGCGGTTATTTATGGTGTGCTAAATACAACAATGTATTCCACAACCGTTTATCTTTATCAACAAATTACCAGAGTATTACTGGTAGACACCACGGGTGGTTATTTTCAAGCGAGGTATGATCCAGTGTACGCAAAAACTTTAACAGTAAACAAAGGTGTTGACAATGTGTTGCTCTTTGAATTCATCAACCAGGATCAAAAACCTGTAAACATCACAGGGTCTACATTTCGATTCCGACTGATGAATCAAGCAGGCGATCAATTGTTGACGGAAAAAAATATGGATGTGCTCAGTGCCGTTACTGGACGTGTGCGAGTGGTGTTGGCACCAGAAGACACCAATGACATTGTGGCACAACCAGGCAGCTACAGCATAGAGCGCATTCAGGGCAGTTATCATCAGGCAGCGTTCACTGATGCCAATGCAGGTGCTCGTGCCGACTGTGACATTGTGGATAGTGTGTATCCTGAATTTGTGCCCAGTCAAGAGGTTACCATACCCACCATCACTGGCAAGAATCAGACTGTGAGTGCAGCACCCACAGGTTGGCCTGATTGGGCATTGAACCCTCAGCCACTCAATAGCACACAACAAAC